AAAAGTTGCTCCTACTCCTGTTTGGTTGGAATGTCTAATAAAGACTCTACCTCCATGCAAAACATCAAGAGCAACTGATTGTGTAAATCTAAGCCTTATAAACTGCTCATTTATCGGTTCGATTGTTAGATCAGTAACATCCTCTGGAGGATCTACTTTACCATCAGTAAATACTGAACCACTTAAAGGACTTGTTGATAATTTACCTGCTCCATTATACGCATAAACTTCAATATCATAACTACCCTTTTTTGTGTCCATAATCTCAAAGTCATTTCCAAAAACAACTTGAGTTATAAAATTATCTTTTATATTATCTTCTGCGACAAAACGATAATTTAATTGATATTGACTAGCTCCCTGTGGTTTTTCAAAAATAGTTCCCGTATCACTAAAAAAAGTTTTAGCTGGTTCTTTCCAACTAATAATTAGTTTTGTTCTTGCAACACCATTTACAACTATAGTTTTTTCAACTCCAATTAAGTTAGTTGGTGCAGCTATAGGATCATTTAGAATTGATACTTTTCTTTCTGGTAAAACATCACCATTCTCAATAAAAGCATACTTGCCTTCTACATATGTCAAAGCACTAATAGCGTAATTTATATCATTTTCTTCTGTAACTTGTACAACCCTAAATAATTGAGTTTGATTTGTGGTACTTGTAATGAGATATGGTGAATTTGTAGCTGGAGCAGAAGAAAAACTAGATTGTGTTGTTTCATTACCTTCACTATCTGTTTTTAAAACACTATTAACAGTTATAACCGCCCCTGTTATATCAGAAATTGAACCAACCTCTACAGTACCATCGGTAAGCAATGCACTTATTTTTGGATTATCATTTAATGCTGGTAAAGTTGTTTGCGACTCTCCATCTATAGTAACTGTTGTAGTCGTTGCTGAGACAATACGACCACCTCTTCTCGTGCCTGATCTTACAGGGTCAGCTATTTCGATTATTGATCCGGGTCTTACTAGCAAGCCAGAATCTATTGAAGTAGTAAAATTAACAACCTCAGATTCGTTTTGTTCAGCAAACAGTATTGCTTTACCTAACCTTTGAGCTTGACCTCTTGATGTACACGCAAATGCCTGTACTTGTTTTACAACTGTTCCAAGTCTTGTTATTGCTGTTGCATCTTCTACTACCTCAAAATCTACCTCTCTAGAATCCATATTAAAATATTTAACAGACACAACAGAGTGACGTTGTTTTAAACTACTACCTTCATAAGTAAATCCTTCCTGTCCTACGTTAGATAAATTAAATAAATAAGTTGGAGTAGCTGGCTTATCTTGTGAGAGATTGATAGTTCCAGCAGACCATATAGGCATACATCTCATAACACCAGCTAACTCATTTATTGCTGCAAATGCTTCTTTCGGACTTTGAATATTTACATTACAGCTAAATCTAGCTTCTTTCGTACCAGCACCAGAAGCGTCATCAACTTCTTCATTTGCAAATTTGGATGCTGCAAAAAAACTAAACAAATCAACATTAGAAAAAGTTGTCGAATCGTTGGTTTGGTCTGGAGAGATATGATCTCCTAATCCATAACGCTTTGTTGTAAGAAGGTCGAGTAATATCATTGCTGGACAGCTACACCATTTAGCTGCTTGCATTGTTCCATTAAATATATAACCATCTGGATAATCAATTCTTCCTGTATTTATATCAACTGTTGGAGTACCAGAACTATTAGCACCAGCACCGGGTATTCTTACTTTTATACCTCTGATTTTATATGATCTTGCAGGTACAGAATTAAAAATTTTACTATCTAGTCTTAATGACATATACGCACTATCTGGATAAGTTGAACTGTTATCTACAACTTCTTGAATAAATGGAAATGAGAACTCATCTCTTAAAAGACCAGCAGGATCAGCATCAGCAGTAACTCTTTCAACTTTTATATTTACAGGAAAACTAAGAGCATCTCCATTAGAATCAACCATATTAATTCTATGATCTCTTGAATAAGCATCAGCAGTTCTTCCTGTTACTGAAGTATTAACTCTTACGTCATAAGAACCTCCGCTTGGTTGAACAGAAATTTTATATTGAACAGTAGATCCATTAATATCACCCTTGTCATTTGATTTCTGAATTTGCGCCCAAGTTAAAGTCACAATAACAGCATCACAACTATTACTAATTTGTTTAATAACAGGACTAGATGTTGTTACGTTTGCACTGCTAACAGTTTTTGGTATTCGGTTTTCTACAGGAATCCCTGATAACTTTGTTTGATTACTTTCTCCAAAACGTGTTTTAAAAATAACATCTTTAAAATTAAAATCTGAATCTGCTGGACTTGTATTATCTGCTTGTGAGTTAAGAATAGGAGTATTATTTAAAAAAACATCTTTTAATGCAGCATTATTATAAACATCAGATGTTCTATCAGTAATATTAGCCTTAGATGGAGTTGCAAAACCTTCTATTTCTCCCTCAGATATTAAATCTTGAACAGTAGCAAACTGCCTACTGTGTAGCGTATCAGGCGCACGATATGGGGGTGGGGGTGGTTTCGGTCTACCACCACCAGATCCTCGTATAATTTTCTTTTCGTCTGTCATCCTTCTACCTGATTGGTGTCTATAGCAGCAGAGATCACAACTGAACCTGTCATAATCTCACCATACACTATTGGTACAGGTACACCAGCCCTAGACGTATTTTGCAGTCCACTAAAACTAAAAGATAACTGTGGATCTTCCGAATTTGAAAACTCAGGATCATCAGGCATAGGGTATAACATTTCACTAACACCATTTAAAAGTAAGGCACTACCAAGAAGAAAAGTTCCTTTTGCTCCAAACAATGTTGCTGCTTTCCAACTAGCAGCAAAACCCTTTCCAAAGGATAAAGCACCAGCACCAAAAGCACCAAAAGCACCGAAACTCAAAGCAATCAATGCACCACCTAATAAAGCTCTACCAAAACCTCCTCTACCACTAACAACTGGTACAAAATGAATATCTTCTTGACCTATTGGATAGGCTATTTCATTTTCATTAATCTCATAATTACCAACTTTTACATGATAATATTTAGGACTCATGTATGACTCTAATGCTGGATAATTATTTATTAAAAAACTAACAGCATTACCTACACTATTTATTTCTGCATCAAATTCGTTATGACCTACAAATTTAGCTAGTTTTCCATATAGTTTTATTTTACGCAGCATACCGATACCTCTTTCCTGTACATTTTAGCAACCATTCAGAATAAGGTTCTCTACAAGATAGTCTATCGGTTAAATGATGAATAACATCTCCTTGAAAAAATAATGCTACATGATTTAAAGTTGGATACATAATACTCATTAATAAAACATCTCCATTTTCAAGTTTTTCATCCGATCTTAGTTCCCTAAAATTAGTTCGCCACGCACATTGCTCAAATAAAGGATTGTTATTAAATTCTTCAGGTGTTAATGGTCGATTCCAATCTCTAAGTTCTATATTTTTTTCTTCTTTATACCAATCTCTTACTAAGCTCCAACAATCAGTAATACCCCAAACCCATTGACGACCTAATAATGGTGGTTTATATCCTGTTGGTTCTAAATATGCCCATTCTTGTGTTTTCGGATTAACGATATACCATGGTAAATCACTATCTTCACAGCTAATTTTATCTGCCTGACTAGGTGTTGGAGGGGCTATTGGATGACTGTGAAATATAGCTGTAATTTCTCCTATATTATCTGCTTTAACATAATCTTCTGGATCAAGGATAAAACATTGATGATCTGTTATAGCAAGATTTCGGCAAGGATAATACTTTAATTTACCTCTTATATTTAAAACAATACCTACAGCTTCTTTGGGATCTTCTTTTTTAGCATGAAGTAATGCGTCAGTTTGCCAATTCATTGTGAAAACGTACCAATAGCAGTAAATAACTTACGAGTTGCTTGACGCTTTGGAATTCTTATCCCAGCAAGATCAGTAGGTGAAGCAAGCTCAAATTCAACGATTTCTCTAGTTTCGATTGATTTACGATCTATAAAATAAATTTCTTTTGGAAATTCTGCTGAAGGATCTGCCGTTGCATTTGTTCCATCCGCAAAATTATCTGCATCAATATATTTTGCTAAAGTTCTAATTCTTGTAACAGTAGCTCCTGTTAAATCATTACCTGTTGAGACTTCATTAATAGTGTTTAATATTGCAGAAATTAATCCTGTAGCATTACTGATTGCAATTTTTGGTCTTGGAAGTTGTCCTCTTTGAAAAGCAAAACCTGATGCTTGTATGGGGAATCTGAGATATTCTAAGCCTTTCCATTTTATTTTATTATTTACTTTTAAATTACTTCCTGCATGAAAACGATATATATCAACATTTTGAGCAGTCCACACAACTTGATTATCGTTTACTGTCCCTCCAACAGAAGCTGAAGCAAATCCACTTGGCTCAGTACTTCCGCTAAACCCTGACGTAGTGCATTTAAAAATAGAAGTAATTGATGTATTTGATGAACGTACTAAATCATTAAGCTCATACTTTTTATTGGCTTCCCAAGCACTATAATGCAATGTTCGATTTAAAGTTAAAGTAAATAATTCAATAATTGCAGATGGGTTTATAGATTGTAAATCTGCAAAAGTACTACTAAAAGAAACATATCTAACACTATTATCATAAACTGTCTGCCCTACAACACTTGCCCAATTAGGTTCGCTAGAACCAGTAGTACCTGCTGTTGTTACTTTAAAAAATAATCCGTTATTAGCAGAAGTAGGCGCAACTATCGCCCCTAAAGATAAACTAGCACTAGCAGACCAGATAGTAGTAGTCATTACGAGGCAGGTTCAAAAACTTGTGTAAAAGTTGCTTGTATTGTTGCCCTGTTAGGAAATTCCATATCTTTACTCCACTGAGTACATTTAAATTGCATAGCACTACTTTCATTAGGTGGTGTATAAGTAAAACTTTCACTATCAGCAGCACGATCATCAAGGAAGTTTTCAATAGTATCTGCACTAGAAATTCCTGTATTATTAAAATTATCTGTTTCAGATATATTTTTCCAAGTGAGATTAAAAACTTTAGGATTTTGATTTAAACCAAACAAAATGCGATGTTCATAACCATCACCAAACTTAACTATTCTTGTATTTGGCTTTGATATTTTCCTTACAGGAAAACTAGGATCAATATTTGGAAAAGTAGCCATTATGCAAGTAATCCTCCTGGTCTTTTCTGTTCTAATAACTCAGATTGTATCGCAACTGCTATTAATCGTCCAAGTTCTCTACCCTGTCCTTCATCACCCTCTACGGAAGAACCAGAAGCATCTACGTTTACAACTATATTACCAATACCTCCACCTTGCGCTATGACCCCAAGTTTTCCATCTTTTCCACGTTTTAACGGAAGGATTCCTTCTGGGCCAGCTTCTCCCATAAGCCCTGCCCCATCTGCCATTGGGAATAAAGTTGGTTTGTTTACTATGCTATTTACTACACCCCCATAAGCGTATGGAACAATTTTATTTTTAGCAAAAACATTACCTTTGGCACTCTCAGCAACTTTACCACCATCAACAACACCTCCATCAGCAAAACCAAAAAAGCTTTTAAGTGGTGTAAGGATTGCTGCTCTTATAGCAATACGAGTTAAATCAGCAATAATAGACCTTGCTAAATCAGCAAAATTTAATTTTCCGGTTTGTACAAATGTAACAAGAGCATCTTCCATTCCTTTAAATGCATTACCTACAGCATCTTGTGTTTGTTTACCAAAATCGCTAATAGTATCAAAATATGCCTTTGCTCCTTTTTGTATATCATTAAGAGCCTCAGTCGTTTCGTTTTTAGAAGTTTTGTTTAATTCAGCTACAGTTCCCTTAAACTGACCTGTTACACCATCATAAACATTACCACTAACAGTAAAATCTTTTGTAGTTTTATTCTTTGGATTAAATATTCCATCTATTGTTGCAAAATCTTTTTTAGCTTGTTCTACTGTTTCTGATACACTATCTCGGAATATCCTCATCGCTTCTTTAAAATTACCAGTTGCTACATTTTTAGCAATTACAGCAAGATCAATAATTCCTTTTGTTAAAACTGCTATCCCTTTGAAAGTTGCAAATGCAGCAGTACCAATTCCTTTAATAATTAAAGTTATTCCTTCTAATGAATCTTCGTTTTGCGCTATAGACTCTGCTATATCGCTAAATGCAGTTTGAAACGCAGCACCAAGAGGCAATATAGCTTTACCAACAGCATCTTTTAATTCAGCAGTTTGTGTTTTTAATCTATCTCCAGCAGCTTCTGGTGCTTGAGCAAGAACTCTTGAGTTTTTTCCGTAGCGATCAAATAAAGAATTAGCAAACATCATAAAGTCATCTAGTGTGACTTTTCCTTGCTCTAACGCCTTATCTAACTCTGCTGGAGTTTTACCCATAGATTCAGCAAATAAAGTAAACGCCCCGGGCAATCTTTCGCCCAATTGTTGTCTCAATTCTTCGGCGCTTACCTTGCCTTTTGAGAAGACCTGGCTAGTCGCTCTCATGGCCGCTTTCATATCCTCTAAGTTTCCACCAGTACCTCTAATACCAGCAGCAATTGCTTCAAATACTTTTTCAGCATCTGATACAGATTTGCCAGCACCAACAACAGATGCTGTTAAAGAAGTGAATTGTCTAGTAATGACATCCTGTGGTATTGCTAATTCTCTAGATGTTTTTAGAAGAAATTTTTGTGATTTGTTAAATTGATTTGTATTGCCAATAACAAGCCTTAAAGCTTTTCTTTGTAATCCTAAAGCAGCAGAATACTCAGCTAATTCAGATACTTGTTGTCTAACCATTCCAACTTGCGCTCCAACAGCCGCTCCAATTGCAGCACCGGTTGCGCCACCGGTAGCAAGACCAATACCAGCACCAAGCGAACCTTCTACTCCACCAAAAATTCCACCGGCAGCTATAGCTCCTACACCTTTAGCAACACCTTTTAATCTTCCTTTAAAGCCAGTTGTTCCAGCACCAGCTTTTCTCATCTGTGCATCTAGTCGTGCAATATCAGCAGTAAGTTGTTTAAATTCGACACTTGTAACATCAGCCATATTACGCAATCCATTCAAAGCATTTCTTTGCGCTTGCATTGCATTAAGACTATTTCTTGCTCCAGCACCTAATTTATTAAATTCATTCTTTACTTTTGCAATTGAATCTTTTGATAAAGATTGAAAATCTCTATTTAATCTTGTTGTTTCGCCACGAAGCCTTTTGAAGGCTTTTGCTACCTCACCCTCACCCTTTGTTAAAAAAGCAATATTAATTTGTGAAGTCTGTTGAGCCATTTATTTTTTTTCCTTATTAAGTTCTCTCAAGGCTGTATGTTCCATAATTTGTAGCTCTTCTAAAATTTTACGCCTTTCTGTAATATTGTAAAGGTCAAACATACCACCTTGCATAAAAAGAACTTCATACTTTAATCCTACAAAACCTCCAAAGGAAGTACTCCATTGTGTCTGCATATTACAAAAGATCATAACAGCATCCCAATTATCGTCATAGACCTCAAAATTATCTTTATCTTTTTTAGCTTTCTCGGTTGGCAGTTTTAGACCGAATACTTTTGCGTCATCTTGCGTTTCATCAATAACTTCTTTACTAGAACCTAACCAGTAAAGAACTGCCTCTTTTAGTTTTTTACTTTTTCATCTACTAAAGATTTGGTGTAAGACTCTGATACTGCTCTTAACCAGTACGCGTCTTCCATCATATCTTTAAGATTTTGATTATTAAAGGGTA